ATGAGCACAAAAAAGAATGGGAAAAAGGAATCAGTAACACTCCGGGAGAAGAAGCTGGCGAATGGGAATATCAGTCTTTATTTGGATATTTACCGGGATGGGAAGCGAAGCTATGAATTTCTGAAACTTTACATAACCAAAGCATCCACCCCTTTGGAGAGAGAGATTAACAGGCAGACACGTGCAACAGCCCAGGCCATTAAAGCCAAACGACAAATTGAACTGCAAAACAATGAATATGGGTTTAACAGCCAGTTCAAGATGGATACTCCTTTCCTGGAATATTACAGGAAAATGTGTGATGATAGAGCTAAAAACCAAGAAAGCAGGGGAAATTACCAGAATTGGTTCAGCTGTTTAAAACACCTTGAAAGATACTGTTCAGAAGATACCACCTTCAGAGACATTACACCGGAATGGATTGAGGGCTTCAAATCATTTCTCGATACTACCGGTAAAGACCTGCATAAATCGAAATACGATGATGGTAAGCTTGTAAAGCCATTATCCCAAAACTCAAAAGTATCTTATTTCAATAAGTTGAGGGCCGCAATTAATCAGGCTTACGACGATAGGATCATTCCTATTAACCCATTAAGAGGGGTAGAAGGATTCAAGCAAGAAGAGACAGAGCGTGTTTATTTAATCTTTGATGAAGTAAAGGAACTGGCAAAAACACCCTGCAGAAATGCAGTATTGAAAAGGGCTTTTCTGTTCAGTTGCCTGACTGGTTTAAGGAAAAGCGATATCGAACGGTTGAAATGGGGTAATGTAGAGAATTTCGGAGACTATGTAAGAATCAACTTCAAACAGAAAAAAACAGGCGGCAGGCAGTACCTCGATATAAGTAATCAGGCTGTTCCATTTATGGGTGAACGTGGTCACGATGATGAACTTGTTTTCTCCGGATTCAAATACTCAGCTTATTTGTTGTTAGAACTCTCAAAATGGTGTATGAATGCAGGGATAAAAAAAAATGTTACGTTCCATACAGGCCGGCATACATTTGCTGTTTTAATGATAACTGAGGGGGTGGATCTTTTCACTGTTTCAAAGCTTTTAGGACATAAGGAAATCTCCACCACTCAAATTTATGCAAAGGTAGTTGATAAAAAGAAGCAGGATGCAGTTAACCGGATCCCAAGCTTAAGTGATGACATAGCAGAACCGGTTAAAGATCCTAAAGAATTAATGATCAATTTCATGGGAGACAATTAGTTTTCATAATAAGTTTTTGATTGTATAAAGCACTTCCTTCACTGGAGGTGCTTTTTTGTTTATAATGAATATAAATTAGTATTTATAAGTATTCAATTAATTAGATAGATATGTCATTTTATTATTGATATTTCTGTTAATTCTCCGAATATTGCAAAATCTTATATATTAAATCAAAAACATGAAATCGATTGAAGTAGAAATTGAAAAAATACGTAAAGAGATGATAACTGCAGATAAAGCAGCGGAGATCCTTATGGTGTCGAGAAATTGCTTATATCGATGGGCAAAGAAGGGTGTTCTCACCCCCATAAAGGTAGGGGGTAAAGTATTATATCGGTTTGAAGATGTAAAAAACTTCATAACTGGAAACTTGTAACAATCATAAAACCACAGAAGAATGGAAGATATTCAAATTCAATTAGATCGAATTGAAAGAAATACCCTGCTGGCTGCAAAGAAAGTACTAACATTTGAAGATGTAGTAGTTCTCACAGGTCTAAGCCGCTCATACTTGTATAAGTTAACCAGCACCAACCATATTCCCCATTATAAACCAAGCGGGAAACAGCTTTATTTTGACCGTGAAGAGATTGAAAGTTGGTTGAAACAGAACCGGGTGGCGACAGTAGAAGAGACCGAACGGAAGGCAACGAATTATGTAGTAACTGGAAGGAGGTAACCGATTATGAAACAAAAAGAAAGCCCAACACGGCTGGAACCAATGCAGAGCATAATTTCATTTGATGAGGTACAGGGCAAAGATATGAATATTATTTATGATAGCCTGAGTAATCGGCAGAAAAAAGTATTTGACCTTCTGTGTACCAGGAAACAATCAGTCACTGATATAACCATTGCCCTGGGGTATGGGGATCCTCGTTCTTACATTCGTGATATTCGAGAAAAGGGTATTGTTGTGAATGATCAATGGATCGAGAAGCCGGATATACGCTATAAAGTTTATTGGATTAAATCTAATAAACGAAGTTGTGAAACATTGTCTTTAGGTGAGATCCTCGATTCACCAGCTTTCAATAATACCAAGTATGGCCGGAGATGAAACAAATAGCGGATGGATCTCAATATATAGGAAAATTCGAGAGCACTGGCTATGGCAAGATCCAGTAAAATTCCAAAGATGGGTAGATTTACTGCTTGAGGTGAATCATACTGGAAGGAAGGTTAATCTAGGGTGTGCCATTATTGAGTGTGAAAGAGGTCAAACCATAAGAAGTTTAAGTAACTGGGCAAAACGATGGAAATGCTCTAAAAGTTCAGCAAGAAGATTTCTTGAACTGCTCGAAAAAGATCAAATGATTGTATCAGAAAGCGTATCAAAAACGACACGGATAACGGTCTGTAATTATGACGATTATCAAAAAACTCGAACCGATGATGAACCGATGATGAACCGATCGCGGAACGATGATGAACCGATCGCGGACCCAAACAATAATTATAATAATTCAAATAACAGAATAAGTAAAGACGCTAAATCAAAAATTGATGTATATCCTTTTGATGAATTCTGGAATGACTATGATAAAAAAAGAGGAAATAAGGAAAAACTAACCAAGAAGTGGAATAAGATCTCAGACAGTGAAAAGCTAAAAATTAAAGAACATATTCCCATATACAAAAAAGCGCAACCGGATAAGGCGTTTCGTAAAGATCCGGAAACTTTTTTAAGTAATAAATCTTGGAATGACGAAATAATTATCAGCAATGGAAAAGATAAATCAAGTGCAACAGAAAAACAGTCCAGTATCGTCGACATATAAAACTCTTTCCGATCGGGTACTCCCCAATGCACCAGAATTGGAATGTGCAGTTTTAGGGGCACTGTTATTAGAAAGCAATGCGATACACCGGATTGATTTGAATGAAGATGACTTTTACAATCAGAGTAACCGGACTATTTTTATTGCAATAGAATCACTCACACGTAGGCAAAGACCTGTTGATATCCTCACCGTTCTAGATGAATTAAAATCAACAAATACTCTCGAGCATGCAGGAGGTACTCCACGCTTTATTGAAATATCGGACAGTATCGCTTCAGCTGCACACATTGAATATCATGCTGCAATATTGAAACAAAAGGCCATTGCCAGGAAGTTGATCGTTCAGTCAAACAATGTTATGGAAATGGCATTTGATGAAAGCCAGGATGTTCAGGATGTAATTGAATATTTAGAACGAAGCTTCACAGAGATAAGATCCGGAGGTGCAGCAAGTGAGTATCAGGATATGAAGTCAGCCATAAAGCGAACCATTGAATACTTGACTACGATACAGGGCAAAAAAGAGCAGGGGGAGGCTGTTACCATCCCTACTGGTCTAAAAGCACTTGACGATCGTCTGAATGGTGGATGGAGCGCACCGGATCTTATCATACTCGGAGGACGGCCATCGATGGGAAAGACACAGTTTGCACTACATTTTGCCAAAGCAGCATCGGAAGCGGAGAAGCATTGTTTATTCATTTCAATTGAAATGACAACAGAGCAACTAATCATGCGAATGCTTACAGAAGATGAAAGGTTGAATCTCTATGATATGAAAACCGGCCAACTGGGGAGGGATGAGTGGATTTGTATTGACCAAAATATCCGGGAGATTGAAAACAACAAACTTTTCATTGCCGACAGTTACCATATCCGGTACCTTAATAGTATCAAATCGCTTGCAAGAAAATTGCATCGTACCGACCAGCTGGATCTATTGATTATTGACTATTTGCAGCTGATCAAAACAAATCAATCATTTGGTACCAGGGATTTGGAGATAGGTTACATCACCGGTGAACTGAAAAGCCTGGCCAAAGAACTCAATACCCCTGTTATCCTGCTGGCCCAATTGAGCAGACCTCCAAAGGGAACAAAAATTCAGGTACCTGTTTTGTCCGATCTGAGAGAATCCGGGAACATTGAACAGGATGCTGACAAAGTTATTTTTCCACACAGGCCATCCTATTATGATCCCGCAGCAACAGAGAGCAATGGCCGGACCTGGAAGAACAGGGGCGTTCTTATCATAGGTAAGGACCGTGAAGGGGTCAAAGATGAAAAGGTATATTTCCAGACAGATGACCGGTTTAAAAAGATATGGGATGAAAATTACATGCCACAGGAGAAAACAGAAACGCCACCATTTTAAATGATATCTAAAATATTCATATATAAACGATTAATAATTAATATTATGGCAAGAATTATACCATTACAAGCTAAACTAACATTGCAGCAGACTATCAACGAACGGGGTGATTTTTACCCTGCCTGCATCTTTTCCAATGACACGTTTATTTCTCATTTCGAGGCTAGCCTGATCGTAGCTAAGGGACTTTTAGACCCCGAACAGATAGAATATTCCACGGTTGAAAGTGTTTTGACTGGATTATCCGAGTATCGGGTGTGGAAAGCTAACAAGCCGAAAACGGAACTTCCCACAGAGATAACGGAGCATTTTTCCCTATTGCCGGATTCAGACTGCAATATTGAGATGTTGTTCCAACCCTACAACAACATACCTACGGAGGCTATTCTATACAGCCACGGAGAAGTACTTAACATTGTAGATGCTTTTAAAATGGCACTTGAAAAAGCCGATGCCGAACAGTCGGAGGCAATCCAGCCATTGTATGACAGCTTCAACCGATTTCTGACGGACTGGGAATTAAACCAGCAGGCTACGGGAAGTTATTTTGCAACCGAAAAAAACCTATAGTCATGGCGTGGGGAGCAGTACAGGTAACAGCCAGTCAATGGATTTCAACAGGTATAATGCGGATTGACTTCCAACGTCCCGCAGGACTTGTAAAGACGGCAGATTACGAGATTTTTTGCCAGCCCTTGACAAGCGGGCAGGAGTGCATCGTAACAGGCAAATATTCAACCTATTTCACGGTAGCAGTACGCAACAGCAGCGGAGCACTCGCCAACCTGGCTTTTTCGTTTCAGATGGTGGGAAATAATTATTGACAGTATGAGTGATAAGTATATTCCGGGTTTTTATATTCCCAATATTAGTAAACTATTGGACGTGGTGGTCAACGTGCTGGGCGTATCTTCCACAGTGGATATACAGCCATTGAAGATTAAAACACTCAATGCTGTCGGTTATACCGAGAAGCGCAAAGATAAATACACCGTCTTCATGGACACAAATATCCTGAAGGCGGACGAATTGACCGACCCCGTTATCAACCTTTTCATCCACGAGGTTTGGCACGTCAGGCAGATGGAGGACGGCAGACTGATAAACAACGATGCTTATACGGTTGCAATATGGGAGGGAGTATATTATTCTATGGAGATGCCACACGAAAAAAGACCGTGGGAGATTGAAGCTAAAAGGATGGAGACCGTATATTTCAAGCAAATAAACGGACAAATATAAAGCTATGTAAAAGTGTTGGAAGTCTGAACAAAGCCAAATGTTAGAAGACAATTATTAGGATATGAAGAGCTATTTTAAAGCCGTTTAAAAGGCGACAATTATTTTACAGGCAAGGTGGCGGGAAAGCAGTCAATCATATCAAATCGACGAAGCGGTACAGCCAGGCGAGCACAAACAGAATAATAATGAAAACTGAAAGAATCAATAATTTTGATAAGCAACATATCAATCGGCTGCTATTACAGGAAAAACAGATTAATGCCCTATTCAATCAGTTAATTCGATTGGTGGCACCTGAGATGCGAAAATGGAAAGATGCCGGCAATAAAAACAGTGTGTGGATCCGCAACGCTGGAATTGAAAACAAGATTAACAGAATTCTCAACGATTTCCGTATTGCCCTTGAAAAGTTCATCAAAGAGAACCAGGAAAAGGCCTGGATGTCTGCTATTGATAAAAATGATCTGATTGTTGAGCAATATATCAAAGGGATGGCATTGTCTTCTATTGCAAAAGAGGGAATGTTTTTCCGGAACCTGGAGGCATTAAAAGTACTCCAAAACAGGATCGATGACGGAATGAACCTTTCAAAAAGAGTGTGGGATATTTCAAAGCAGACAAAAGGCCATATTGAGCTGTTTCTTGAATCTGGGTTATCAACCGGCCGAAGTGCTGAGGCAATTGGCCGTGATTTCAGACAGCTGCTTTATGATCCAAACAAGCGATTTAGGACCAGAGATGAAGAAGGTAATCTGGTCCTTTCTCAGCCAATGAAGGATTATCACCCTGGCTGGGGAGTGTATCGGTCCTCCCGGATGAATGCCCTGAGAGTGGCCAGCACTGAGACGAATATGGGGTACCGTATGAGCGATGCAGAGCGATGGAAACAGCTTGATTTTATCCTTGGTTACGAAGTAAAGCGGTCTGCAAATGCTCATCCCTGTGTGATCTGTGATTCATTGAAAGGTAAATATCCAAAGGGTTTTGTTTTCCCTGGATGGCACCCTTTCTGCATATGTTATGCTGTCCCTATCGTAATGGAGCATGATGATTTTGCTGATTTCCTGCTGAAAGGTGCCATCCCGAAAGAAAAGTTTATTAAAGATATTCCGGCAGGTGCAAGAGAATGGGTGTCTGGGTATATGGGTAAGAATCCGAAGACTGGTGATCCTTATTTTGTGAAGTACAATAAGCCTTTTTTTGTGAAGTGATAAGAGATTCAAGAAACTTTTGAAAAATTTACATTTTATTATACAGATAAACGATTTAGAATTTTAAAAAAATGAATTATGACTACAGAAGAATTAAAAACAAAAGCCGTAAGGCTTAAAGGTGAAATTGAAGCTTTAAATAGTTTAGTTGAGAAACATCAACATGCTTCTTTAAAAGTAAAGATCCAAGCCATCAAAGCTTATGAAAGTGAAAATCCAGGTGCCAAACTCTCATACAGTGTCACCCACACTAATACGCCCAGAGGTAGTAAGCCTTTTCCAGTGATAAGTCAACAAGGTGGTGATTTTGTGAAAGAGTTTGAAGTGATGGAACAACTACTCTCCGAGTTCGCTGAATTATGCGATGAAATTAATCAGATTCAGTAAAATCTTTCAATTATGACAGAAGAAGAAATGGATAAACTCTCAATTGAAGAGTTGGCCAAAATGATGGATCAAAATGAGAGAGTAAGTTGTGCGGTGGATCTGGACCAAGATTTAGATGATGAGCAATGTGGCAACGGTGAGTTTGGAACAATAGATTTGTTTAAAGATTAAAACATTAAATATTAGAATTATATGGTAAAAAAAACAATTAAACCTTTATTGGTTGATTTTGAAGAAGTGCACTATCGTAATGATCTCCATAAATTGGAAGAGCGGATAATCAAAACACACGGTAAGAAGTTGGAAAAAGCTTTTGAGGCTACCGGCCTGGGGAAACTCAACGATGATTATCTTCGGGGTATTTTGAAAGGCGATCTATCCGGAATTCGAAAGGCTATTACTGATGTGATCTCAAAAGTTCTAGATCCTGAATATTTGAGCAACGAGATTGCAAACAATGTGAACGGCAAAATAGCAAGCTTGGAACATGAAACAAGGGATCTTCTTTCAACCATTGAAATGAGTGGTGTCGCCTGCCTGGTGGATTATGTCTCAGTCAGTGATAGTGGCGTAATTATTGTTTCAAATGAAGCAAAAGAAAGGCTGAAGGATTCCCACAGTATGTTTGTTACCACTGAAGCGGGAATCATCCGTTATAATCTTCATAAGGCAGCAGCGGAGGCGATAAATGCCTTTTGCAATGAAATGGGTGATCATTTGGGACATGATTATCCTTTAGATGCTTTCAAAATGGATGATGATGGCAAGGTAATCCCGAAAGTTTATGATTACGAATGAAAATCATCTTTACTTGATGATGCGATTTTTGGGCATCCCATCCCGATCAATAATATAAACGAGAAATTAATTAATCATGCCAACAATTGATCCAATTTCGAAAAGTGGACTGATGAAAAGCTCCCAACTTTCGCTGAAGAAGAAATGAATATTCCGAAATTAAGAAACCCTAGATTACCCACTCAATGAACCGAAATCACATAGATGAACTACTGGAAGAGCTTGCAGCTTCATTGAGGCTAGCATTAAAGAGAACAGGCAATCCTGAAACAGTGAAACAGTTTCTTAATGATCCTGTTTCTATTGCAAGCCAAACGGATGGAATGGTTCGGGCAACCGGTGCCTACATTTTTACATTGCATCAAGCAATAAGGATAATGAAATCTAAAGATACTGTTTGCAAAATGAACAGTTCTAATTTAAGATTGGATGAGATCGACAATCCATTTTGGTGCTTCCCTGATCTGGACCCGTTTGGCCTAAACTAGAAAAACATCAAAGCAACTATCTTAAAAAGCTATTTTCAAAAATGGATAAAACTACTGAACGTGTTCCCGGTAGCTCGATAGATGATTTACAGAAATTGTCTATCGAAGAGTTGACAGATGAAGAAATTGTCGCGATCCTACGGGCCCGATTCAAATCAAAATTTGCACTTGTAGCATATGAGAGGGATGGTGATTATTTATTCGTTTCAACGTATGCACCCGGTGGACTAAAAATGGTATCAAACCTGCAGAAAGCCTGGAGCGAAAAGTTTGGACATATTGAAGTACTATGAATATGGAAAAGCTCACCCTTAAACAAGAAAACTTTTGTAATTACTATCTGGAATCCGGCAACGCCTCTGAGGCATACAGGCGTGCTTATTCGTGTGGTAATATGAAGGATGAAACAGTGACAGAAAGAGCCTCACGGCTATTAAAAGAGTACAAGATTAGTACAAGGGTAAAACAATTGCAATTAGCACTTCAAGAACGCTCCGATATTGCCAAAGATGAGGTAGTCAAAGAACTTACTGCAATTGTAAGGGCCCGCATTACTGATGTACTGAACATCAAAGGCAGCAAGGTAACAATTAAGAAACTTGAAAATATGCCCGATCATGTTGTTTCCTGTATTGCATCTGTTAAGAAAGCCAAGGACAGCATTGAAGTGAAGTTTTATGATAAGATTGCAGCCATTGACAGACTTAGTAGAATGCTAGGCTGGAATGAAGCTGATAGGATTGATCTTAAAGGTTCAGTGCCTATTAATGCTTGGTTGGAAAAAATGAGCAACGAAGAGTTGGATGAATTTATCAGAAGCGAAATTGATAGACAAGGTTTTATTGAACCACCTAAAGAATAAGACATTATGGCTAAAGAAGTAAACAATGAAATCAACAGTGAGATAGAAAGGTTTGAATCAATTACAAAAGCCTACGAAGCCGGTAAACGTGCCGGGATAATAGAAGGGTATTTGCGTGCCTCAAAGAACATATCAGCTGTTATACCGCTGTTACAGGATAAATTTATAGATAAAATAAACGGAATGTCGGAACTTAATTTAATAGAGTGA